CACGTGCTTCTTTAACTAGACGAACTTTAGTTTCAACAACATCTTGACGATCCTGTTGGAAATCTGAAATTTCTTCTGCTAATTGGCTTGTGATGAATTCTTCTAATTTTGCAACATGCTCTGTTTGGGCATGTCTGTCAGCATTGAGTTCATTTATCTCTTCTGCTAACTGCTTGACTAAGAACTTATCAAAAGTTTCTGTAACAGTCTTCATTCTACCGACAAATTTTGCACGGTCTTCTGAAAGTTGTTTCTTCTCTTCTGCAAATTCAGCTAACTCAGTTGTTAAGTTCTCTGTAACCATTCGATCTAAAGCTTCGACCATTACGGATTTATCATGCTCATAACGTTGAGCAAATTCCTCACGGAGTTCTACTCTGACCTGCTCTTTAGATTCAACTAACTTAGATGCCCATGCCTCTTCAATTTGAGTACGGGTTTCTTCGTTGATCAGGTCACTATCCAATAATGGTTTGATAGCATCTAGCATTTTGGTCTCCTAGATCTTAAGATCCTTGATAAGACGCATTACTTCGTCCTTCAAGTATTTTTGTACTTTAGCATTGCCACTTGCTTCTTTGGCCATTTCAAGTACAGTGTGCCCATTGCGCATATTAAGCAATCCTTCATAGATAGCTTTAGGATATGCGTTTGGAGCACTTGGTTGTGCCACAACATCTACTGTGACAATCTCGAAACCGGCAACGTTACCTGTAGATTCATTGACTTCGCCACTGCCTCTACTGCTTACGCCCAGTTTAACTCCACTTTCCAACATAGTCTTAACTAATTGACCCATTGGCGTGGGTAGTATCTTTAATTTTCCAAAGCCGTTTGGCCCGTCCATCCACATGCTTTCTATCATATGGCTAACTCGATCTAAATTAATCTTTAAATCATCTGGGTGATCAACTTCGCCTAGCACACTATTGCCGACTGATACTTGATCATTGAGTTGCTTGACGGCATTGGAGATCTCAGTAACAGGGTAAACACGCTGATTTGCGTTTTTTACCCCGCCCTGAATACAAATGCCTTTCATATAGAGATCCTTACCATCGTTGGCAGACTCTGTTACGATTCCCGCTTGATCGAATGTAAGAGTTTCTCTAAGATAGTTCATATACGTTTCCTATCTTACACTTTGCTTTGTTTAGCGTTGACGTTGCCAGCAACTTTAGTTTGTTTTGCTGCTTTTGGTGGTGTCATGCCTGTTTCAGCAGTTCCTGGAGACATAGCTGCTTTAGCTTCGCCGTTATGTGGTTTGGATTTTGCATTTCCCACTGGACCCGAAGCTTTTTCGCCTTCTTCAGAATTAGATGGAGCAGCAACTTTTTCAGTGTACTCACGTACAAAAGTTTCGTCCATTTCTTCTTCTTCTTCTTCTTCTTCAGGTTCCATGTCCATTTCCATGTCGTCCATTTCTGGTTCCATGTCCATATCCATTTCTTCTTCGCCTTCGTCGTCTCCGCCCATTAACTGCTCAAATTCTGCTTTGAGTTCGTCAAGTGCATCTTCGAGATCAACAACGCGATCTTCCATCTCTTCATCTTCGTGTTCATCTTCAAGAGCAAGACCTTCTTCGTCTGCGCTGATATCGTCGATCATATCTTCAGCAGCATCGCCACCAAGTTCTTCATCAAAATCACTCTCTTCGAGATCTTCGTCAGATTCGTCAACTTCTTCATCTTCATCAACGACTTCATCTTCGTCAATTAGTGATTCGTAAATACTTCTAGACTTATCCACGATGATCTCGTGAAAAAGTTCTTTGGCTTGGTCATTCTCTTCAGAGATGATAAGCTCAATTAATTCATTAAATTTTTCGGACATGCTTAGACTCCTTGTATATGTTTAAGGCATTATAAGTTATTTAACTACATAGTTTATTTATAGCGGTGAATAGGGTGTTTTTGGGCCAAAAGGATAAATTTTGGACATTTAGAAGAATCTTAATAAGATATTAAACAGCCTCTGGTGCTGGAGCTCCAAACTGTGTTTTAATATCACCAAGGCTATCTTGGTACTCAGATGTTTTTAAATCACTAAGTTTACGCAATCTAGAAATTTGTTCAAGTGTAAGTCTAGTCTTACGGGTATCGGGTTTTTCAGCACGACTTAAATCCTGGGCATTATCATGCCTAGGATTATCTTCGTCTTCAGTAACAAAATCTTTGAGTAACACTGTAGTCTCCTTGTTGCTGTATTTATTACGCAACTGGTTCTGCTGGCGCTGGTGATATTGGACTATCAACACCGACCGCATCTAAAGCACCGTCACCGCCTTCTTGACCTCCGCCTTCTGCACCTTCAACATCGTCAAGTGGTGCTTCTGGGGCAAAGTTTTCAAGGTCTGTTTCCATTCCTCCTGGTGTAATTCCTACACTACGCATGTTTGGAACATCGGCTGTTGGAGACTCAATGTTTTCTTCTTTCCAAAGTTTAGTATTCTCGCTCATTTCTTCTTCAGACATTCCCAAGTAACGCTGTAATAGGAAACGTTTACTCAAGTATGGGAAAGCCTCGAGTTGGGTAAATGTACTGATCCTAGTACCATCCATCTCTGTTTCGCGATATTTGCTAAAGTTCTGTGGCTCGTTAAAACGTAATTCAAAACTTGAGTTGTCAAGTTCAAACCCACGCCATTTAAGAAACATTTTAAACTCTCGATCAAATGTCTCTGCAACTAAACGCTGTAGTCGTTTACAGTATTCGTTAAAGCGATGTTCCTGTATAAGTGCAGTACCAACTCGTCCATCGCTGTATGGTTGAGCACTGTCATCTGGACCTGTGGGCAAATAGCTACTAGGGATACGCAATCCTCTATATAATTTATTAGTAAAGTACTTTAAGTCATCAATCTCACCAAGGTTAGTTCCGCCTGGCAATGTCTCAACTTTAGATCCTCTTCCTTCTGCTGTCTGTGGGAAGAAATAATCTTCATTAGTGCTTAATGGATTATATGTAGTGTCCATGATGCTTGTTCCGCCGCCTGTTTGGCTTGGGATACGTCTTTGATGTATTTCGTTCTTAACACGCTCAACAAATGCCATGGCCATGTGTGCTGGCATGTTACCAACATCTACATAGAATACACGACGTTCTGGCGCACGTTGAATACGATAGATAATAATAGCGTCTTCAAGTAATTCTTTTTGTTTGAAAACTTTAAATATGTTTTCAAGAATACTATTGCCAAAAGGCCAGTTAGCATCAAGACCCTCTGTTAGACTACAATGCACAATGTGATTAGCATCAATAGCTGTTTCGTTAATGCTTCTGTCAAATCTGCCTGAACTAGAACTTTGACTACCATACACAGTGCTTGATTGAATATAACCGCTCTGTTTGTGATCACCAGATCTATGATAATCGTCACCAGATGTTTTCTGAGTAGCTGTTAAGTTTTCAAAATTAGGATTAATGTTCTTAATAACATATTGCTCAGGTTTCTTACCTTCGCTCTCATTAACAATAACCTTGTTGACATCAGTCATCTCAACCCAGGACCATTGGAATGTTTCAGGATCACGCACAAACACCTGATCGCCATACTTTAGTGTATTACGAAAGATCTTAAAAACACGTTTGTTAAATTCGTTTACATTGTTCCAATTAAGTAACTGTTTTTTAATGGTGTCAATTTCACTATCGCTGGGTGCTTCGCTCCAATATATGTCAAACGCTGTGCCGTTTTCAACATTAACTTGTGTGCAGAACTCTGACAGAATATCTAATGCACTGTTGACTTCACTGTCAACATCCATGTTTTCATATTGGCTATAGCGTTCAATACGGTTTGTGTGGCCGGTATAAACTTCTGGTAAGTGACTTGCATAGTTACTATACTTTGCAGAAGCATCGGCTGAATTTGAGCCAGCATTAGTTAGCGGGCTTAAATTTACTGTTTTAAAATGTTTTTTCCAGGACATATCTTATTGTAACACCTTTATGTTATTTACCATAATTTAATTTAACTATGCATGCATTATGGCTTGTTGAACTATTCTTGCATTATCTTCACTTGACCGTCTGACTTGCGCAGTTAGCTCTTGAATTAACATAGGAGTAGATCTCATCGCGTCAGCAACATCATCTGGAATTACCCCTTTCCTAGAGTTGGCTAATTGCAGTGATTCATCTGGAACGTTTGCGCCCATTGCTTCAGCTAAAGCCAAGTCACCTCCGGTTATTATCATTTCTTGCAATGCAGCTCTGCTTACTCCAGATGATGGATTAGCAGCAGGGGTGGCAAGTGTTCCTGATGACGAGGATAATGATGACGATCCGCCAAGAAAATCTGGCAAGAGCGATTTAAATCCAGCTTCCATGCCAAATACTATGCTTGTGGTTACTGCAGCAGATAAATCTACCCCTATTTTCGCAATAGCTGCCGTCAAACTCTCAGAAGAGCCACTTCCAGATCCAGATTTACTGGCGGCTTTGTTGATTTTTTCTATCACTTTGTCACTAGCATTAGCTACTCCGTCACCAAAATTTGCAAGTTGACCAAGGACTGTGTTGACGACTTTAGAGTTTAATATATTTGATGAGATTGTTTCTAAGTTTATAGCTATTCGATTCGCTCCTTGACTAAGTGCAAAAATGTTTTTATCCAATTTGCTCATTCCTCTATTGTTCTCAACATCAGCCGTTTCTGCTGCCGCTTTCTTAAACGTTTCTCCTCTGGCTTTTCTAAACTGACTTTCTGCACCGAGCAAAGCGCCAACAATAGAATTTATTACTGGGCCGCCTGCACCAAATCCCTGCGCGACAGCCAAATTAGCCGCAGAATCTAGTTGAACTTGCGTTATACCCGACATCATGTCTTCAAAGCCCTTAGAAACATCTGTCCTGCCGCCTTCAAATTCACGAGCTGCTTTAAAAAGTCCGGCCGATACACTAGGAAAGGCTTTAGCCAACGCCACTGCTTCAGCTGAAAACGGTTCACCACCGGTTAATATCATTTCTTTAAACACTTTTTCCATTCCTGGAATCGCTTGTCCTATATTGCCGGCAAATTCTGAGGCTGCGTTACGTGCTTCTGCGGGAAGTCCCAGCATTGATCCTTGTAACTGAGCATCTTCTTTGTGAGCTTTTGCCAACTGTCTTTGCTGTTCAAGTGTGATACCATTATAGTTAGCTAACGTTTTTTGCTGACTTGTTAATTTCATGAAAGAATCTTGTAACTCTTTTGTGCTAAGTTTGCTTATATCCGCGCCGCCCCTAGCAAGGTCCCCCATAAATTCTGCTAGATATTGTCCTTGATCTTGAAAATTTATTCCCATCCGCAACAGTTGGCCGCCAGCTTCTTTTCTAATTTGTGCATTGGCTGCCGCAAATTTACGGGCTCCGTCAAGAGTAGTTCCTCCAAACATAGACAAAGACCCAGATGCTTTTTGCACAATTCCAGCCATCTGTCCTAGAGTTAATCCAGCACTGTGTGAGACATCTTGCATTTGTGTAAGACTGTAACCGAACCCGCCGCCTGCTGATACAATCTTTTCATATGACTCAATATTTTTTGTTAATATTCCAGTTAAAAGTCCGGCCGCTCCTCCAACAGCTGCTCCAATCAAAGGTATTGATTTTAGCATACCTGCAGCTGCGTTACCGAAACCAGAAAGCAACCCACTTGCAGAAGTGCTTTGAGTTGCAAGTTGTCCAAAACTAGAGAAAACACGCATCGATGCATTAGCAAATGAGTTTCCTGCTTTTTTAGCTTGAAATCCTGCTTGTTCAAAAGAAGATCCTGTTTGCCTTGAAGTACTACCTAGTGTCCCAACATTCTTTGCGGCAGATGATGCCGCAGAATTAGCCGCTTTCAGTCCAGCAGTGCTAACTGTTTTACCCATTCCAGCTTGTAATTGAGCTAAGATAGCGGTAAGAGTTGAATCTTGTGCCGCATTCATAGCAGTAACGTCGCCTATTCCCGGTATGTTAACTGTGACTGCCAAATTTTCGATCTCCATTATATACGCATATAAATACATACGTATAGAAAATTATCTTATACTGTATTTACCTTAGGAGAATAGCCAAAGTGAGCACACAAGATACAAACCCACAGCAAATGCAAGATTTTTTAGAAAATAGCCAACTATCAAAAACAGAGTCTAACCCACTTAGTGGATATATGCGCACTCCGCAGATTTATATCTCACTACCAAGCAAGGGAAAATATTATTCTCTTGGATCTATTGAGATGCCTATCAATGGTGAACTCCCAGTGTTAAGCATGAGCACTAGAGATGAACTTATCTTAAAATCGCCAGACGCACTGATGAACGGCCAAGCGGTTGTTGACGTTATCCAGCATTGCATGCCAAATATTAAAAATGCTTGGGAGATGCCTATTGTTGATTTAGACACTGTATTAATTAGTATTAGAATTGCTAGCTATGGTGAGCAAATGGGGTATTCAAGTACTTGTCCAAAATGTAAGGAATTTAGTGAATATGAGATTGACCTAAAGAACTTCTTAAACTCTGATGTTGATTTAAGCAACTACGAAAAGACTATCGAATATAAAGATCTTAAGATTAAACTAAGACCACAGTCGTATAGAAGTGCAAACTCTACTAATTTAGAAGTGTTCGAACAACAAAGGTTAGTTTCTCTTGTCGACGACCAGAGTTTAGACTCTGATCAAAAACAGAATAAATTTAACGAAATCTTTCAAAAGATGACTAACCTAACTGTTAGAAATGTTATTGGCAGTATTGACTATATTTTATTGCCAGATGGAACACAGGTATCTAATATTGGATTTATTGAAGACTTTATCACCAATAGTGACCGTGGTGTTTTTGAACAGATTGAAAAACACCAAGCGTTAATTAACGATCAAATGCCTACAAAGGATGTGACTACAACATGTCCTGACTGCAAACATAGCTACGAAACTCCTTTTACATTTGACCAATCAAATTTTTTCGCATTAGCCTCTTGACCTTGACTAATGCTGAGATTATTAAGAAACTAGAAGGCATGGATCAAGAGGCTAAAACAATAAAAAAGAGGATATTTGAAACGTGCTGGTTCATGCGCGGAGGCATAACCCTCAGTGAGATCATGCAATTAAGTGTTTCAGACATTCCAATAATGAACGATGTAATTGAAGGCAATCTTGAAACTACAAAGAAGACTGGAATGCCGTTCTTTTAAATGCCAGTATCCTTAGTGATATATTCACGAGGATCCAAACTAATGTTATTGTTAACAACACTAGGGGTTTCACTTGTATGATGGCATTGCATCTTACTAGTGTAGTCGAATTGAAAACCAAGGTCATGCGCTACGTTGCAGAATGCTAAGAAAGCACCCTCTAATTCTACTCTTTGTCTTTTATTCATGTTAATGTAAGTCCGGATCTCTTCCCAAGCCTTTTGGCTTTGGCGGATGCATTTCTAGTATGCAATATTTTTCTTGAGGGTTAGATGATTGTAACATCATCATAATTTCATCGGCTTCTTTCTCAGAGCCAGCATGCAATATATCTTTTTCTTTAACTAATACAAAATTTATTGTCACGATGTCACTAACCTCCACAACCATACTTTACGGTATAGTATTTAAAACTTACTATAAACCATTATAATACGTTTAATTTATATGTCAACCAGAACTAAAAGATGAACTACGTTCATCAAACACTCACTGACGTTCGTGTTATTTGTTTCTTAATTGGATTCATTTCCAAGGTGTAATTAATATGCTTTGATATAAACTTATAATGCATCTTAATAAGTCTTCATGTAGATAGTTTCAGTCGAACGGAACCAATTAATGGGTTCCGTCTCTTTTGACTTCATGTGAGTTGTCACAGCCGAGATCTATAGAAATAGGTATTTTACACTACTCATTGGGCTCTGACCTTTCCCAACCTACGTCGACATCAAATGTATTACATATAGTGCATATCTCTGTGATATGCCTTGTGTATAATACATTCTATCCCCCGCTTCGTTCCTGTTGCTAAGGGGTTTTTATGAGTAATATGTGTTGTTCGAATGTCAGCAGAGCATTCTACGCCGAACCCAGGGTTCACAGAAACAGCGTGTACGTGTGTAGGGAGCGCCTACGTTTTCCACAATCCGATAATTACTGACGGATCAATCTTTAGTGCTGATGGTAAGGGTTCTGTGTGAGCCTGTTTAGTCTTGATTTGATTCATTGATGACGTGTTGGCTTTGGTGGACTCTAACTCTTATTTGTCCATTATACCATTCGTCGGATTCTAATACTTTGTGCCTAAACTGTTCTCTTGCTTCTACGTAACTACACTCTGCCTTGCTGTAACAATAGTAGAGTATTTCTCGTGTAAAGCATCTTTTGCCGAGTGCTTCGATGTCTGCCGTTAATTCGTTTGATGATCCATAATATGTTAACCAATCTGAATCTATTTTCTCTTTTATTTTTTTTCTTTTCTTT